GATACCTTCAAATCGCTCAGTATGTTGCGCAGTACTTCTTGGTCGCCGTACCAACTCTGGTATTTGTCGGGTTGTTCTTTAACGAAGTTGTACAACGTTTGCCACTCTTTGGTACTGCGCGTCACGGTGAAACAGGCGAGAATCGGATAAACAACACCGAGCGGTCGGTCGTGGTGCTCACTAAAGTCAAGCCCACGCTGTTGTCCGTTGAACGGCACCATACGATCAAACGTTCTATTACAGAATGCATACTTCTTGCTACCAAGAATCGCAGTCGGGTCAACAGCACCACGCACTACCATGTCAGTATCGAGATACACCGCGGGACCATTGATCTCGAGCTCGCTCCACGTTCGCCAGCGCTCGACCATCAACCGCTCCCGATCGACCTTGAAGTCGTGCCGCTCAACACCCTCAATCTCGGGTGTGTCAATGTCGGTGCACATAATAATCCGCGCACCGGGGTTGCTCTTCTTGATCGAATCCACAAGCCTCGCGGGTTGGCTGACATCATCACCAACATGAAAAAATACGAACGTGGCGGGATCGGGCTTCGAGACCCGAGTGGGGTCGTAAATGATCACCGCTGCGGCATCATTATTGAAATCACCGAATCTGGTGACAAGATGTGCGACTTTCTCGATCGTTTGCTGTCTCACGAGAACAATTAATTTGCACATCGTCATTGACTGATCGCGAACGCCACCTTCGCCCGCAACATCGAATGCTGCAGCTTGCTGCTCGACAAACGACCAATCGAGGTACTCGAGCTTCCCTTCGGTCGATATTTTACACCAAGTCTGTTCGGCTTGTTTAATGACGTCGCGCTTTAGGTATTCTTTCTCGCTCATTTGAACTCCGCAGTATAAAAGCGTGATGGTGATTTCCACTTCGGCAGCGGTTTGCCACCGTCCGTCCAGCTCGGATCCTCCCACAAGAGTTTATTATTGGGGTACGCGACCCACTGCCCCGTTTGAAGAGCGATAATGTGGTGGTTCTTGTGCTGATCGGGGATCTCGCTCCAGCCGCCATGCGACCAGTCGATCGTGAACAGATAGTTACCCTTGCGAAGAGTGCCGTCGCGACCGAGACCTTTCACCGCGTGATTACGCAGAAAGCTGAACTCGTGCACAGTACAATGGCGCGAGAAGCTGTCCCACCAACACGAAAGTTCGAGCGGCAACGGATCACACGGTCGGCTGCAGATCATGTGCACAGGGACACGCGCCCACTGCGCTCCGTTCTCGAGCATCACTTGGAACATCGGCACCCGACCCGGTTCAGCTCGGAATCCGAACACCGTGCACAGGGTGAAGTTACCATGACCTTCCTGCTCGTCGAACAAGAATTCGTCCCGCACATAGGCGGTCGTATACGGAGTGTCGACTAAGAAGGTCATTTGCGCTTCTTGACCGTTTTTACGGACTCGCGGAACGCCTTCGCAGTTGGTGCACCCTTGGTACCCGGCTGACGCATCTTCTCGCCCGAGCCCTCTTCGATCCGGCGACGTTTCGCGTTGATGTTAGCGTAAAGTCCTGCTTTGCTCATTTCTTTGCCCTCAGCTGAAGTTCGAGCACACACAATGCATTCCATGCCATGTGTGCAAGGTGATTGAGGTCGGACTCTGGATCCTTGTCCTCCCCCTGTAGGTGACTCAGCATGTGTCGAATCATCGCATCCATATACCGCCTGTCGGCTTCCGGGACGGTCTCCCAGCCGTGCGCGGCGTACTTCCTGACACCATAGGTACCTACGTCACCAACCGCCTCGAGAGCCCGCGCAAAGTCACGGAAGACTATGCCCATCATCGGCTTCTCCCGGTCGTCCTTAACACCGGTGCGCTCAATCGGGATTTGATCCTTCATTCTCAGCTCCGGCATCATGATAGCCTTTCATGTACATCTCGTCAGCGAAGAACGGGAATCGGCCGTCGATCGCGTCCCGACGGCCACACTCGTACATGCTCCACTCATCCTCGGACTCGCCCGTGTGCTGAAGCGTCCCGGTCTCGGTCTTTCGCCACGAACGGAGACGGTTGCGAGCCATCTTCCGACGAACCGCCGCCGCGACGTCAATCCCGTACATGCGCGATAGATCGAACATCATGATGTAAATATCCGCGTGTTCGTCCTCGCTCGACGGATTGCGCAGCATTTCGCCGATTTCCTCGTAGAGCTTCAAAGCAGCGGATTGCATGGTGCGATCAGGAAACACTTCATCGGCCCAGCTGCCGATCAAATGCTGAAGTTCTCGGATCTCAGACACGGCGCACGTCCTCCTCGGTCGGACCCCAACCCAGCCAGTTCAAATCGGTGAGCGACTCAATGTGATTGGCAATTTCGTCGAGTTGCTCCTGCGTCGCGTAATTCGCGAAGTTCAGGAACATCTTCGTAACGCCATTCACCCGCACCGCCTGACGAATCTGCTCCTTGCTGTAAGTAAAGATCCGACGCGGAAGCTTCGTCACCGTCGTGAGCTCGGTTTTCTGGCCGATGGCCTCAAAAGAGGTCTCCTCCTGATCGTCATAATGCGGCCCGCTCCAGCCGACCTGCTTGCCGTCAGTGTCGAATCGATTAGCGACGCGGATCGGGAACGTGCGGCAAGTACCGATGATCTGACCAGCGACGCCATACGGAAGGCCACAATCGGCGATCGTCTGCGCAGTCGACACATCACGCGACGTGGTGTACGGGTAGAATCCGTTGTACATCGACAGCGAGTAGCCTTGCGCACTCTCGACCTGAGCGTATTCGACCTCGTCGTGCATGATCTCGTGCCACTCTTTCACCGTCACCAAGCATTTCGACAGCGGCGTCAGTGCGATTTCGGTCGCGGCATTGTTGAGATCCTCGGGATTGCGCCGAATGCGCTGAATCATCGCGGCACCGGTGCCTTTCTTGGTCGAGCCGATTTTGGTCATCGGCCCCGCTTCCTCGTCGCGGTGACGCTGTGACACAACCGCGGCTTGCGGGTGAATGATGACCTGATCAACGCTGACCAAATCGCTACACGCATTCAGCTCGGCCAGCAGCGCATGAACGTCGATCACCGACCCCGGCCCGATCATAACGCGCTTGAGGCCCGGCGACACGATACCGTTGCCGAGCATCGTGTGCACGAATTTGCGACCGTTCTCGTCAATGAACGTGTGGCCCGCATTCGGAGCCCACGCCGTGATGATGGTATCGGGTCGATTTTTCTTAGCAAGGTAACCCGCGATCAGCCCCTTGCCGGTGGAACCGAACTGACAATCGATAATTAGATCGTAACAACGCATATTAGCTCCTACTTTGACGCTTCCCACCAATTCGGCCCTATGCCGAGATCGGACATAATGGGGACGTCGAATTTTATTGGTGTGCCTTCGCCGTCGAAATGGCGAATGACACGCTGTACCTGAGTGCCGATCGTATCACGGGAGCCAACGGGAGCGCTCACGTCGAATTCGTCGTGCACATTCAGTATTAACCTAGCCTCCGTACCGCGGAGGGCCTCGTGGACCTCGACGAGCTTCACCTTAAGGGCATCGGCTGCGGAACCCTGGAATATCAACCCGCCCGCCTTGTGAGTGTATTGCCCACCGGGGAACCGGATCCGGCGACCGAGGATCGTGCGCACATGGCCGCGGGATTTGGCTCGAGTCGACGCCAACGACAACAGATCCTTTACTCCGGGAACCGCCTCGTGGTACTTACGAAAGACTTCCTTCGCCTCGTCGCCCGCACGTGTCCACTCGCGACCGCTCTTGTCAGTCTCGGTGGTGTACGGAAGTCCCATCTCCTGCGCGAGTTTACCCTCACCCATACCGAAAACGAGGCCGAGATTGATCTGCTTCGCGTTTCCTTTGATACCAACGGTCGGTGATCGCGGAAGGCCTGTCATATCAGATACCATCTGGTGGAAGTCTGCGTCCGGATTCTCACGGTACATTTTAAACACACGTGGGTTCTGCACGTAGTGCGCGAACACACGGAAGTCCATTTGCGCCCAATCGTGACAGTGCCACTCTTGGCCCTCGTCTGGCACAAACACTGCGCGAACGATCTGCGCGACTTCTTTATTGCGCTTGTGAATCTGCTGCAAAGCGGGAGCGTTGCACGACAAACGGCCGGTACCAGTACCGAGATCATTATCCGACTTCGTCTGGTTGAAGTTCGCGTGAATCACACCGTCGTGGTGATGCCCGAGGATGTGACCAAGCAGAAAAGTATCGCGGGTCTTGATGAGCTGGCGCAACTTTAAAATTTTGCCCGCAGCGGGATGCCGCATGCGGCGTAGCACATCAGCGTTGATCGACGGTGCACCACCCTCGGTGGTCTCGGCATACGTACCATCAATCAGCTTCCACCGACCAGACTCGTCCTTCTCGGGTTTAAACAACTGCGCGATCGTCTTGCTCGGATTCGGGTTAACTTCAAAGCCAGCGAGTTCGTTCAGCTCATTCTGCTCGCGACGGACGATCTCCGAAATGTCTTGGACAGCCCGGTTCGCGGCCTCGACGTTCACTCGGACACCTTGGCGCTCAACGTCGATAAGCACGTTAAGTAGCTTCATCTCGACGTCCCAAACGGCCTCGAGCTCTTGATTGCGGATTTCTTGTTCTTGCCACTGCCAAAGCTTCAAAGTAGCGACGGCATCAGGGATCGCGTAATCACGAATCACTCCCCACGGAGCCTTCACAAGATTCATCATCTGAGCTTCGCGAGTCGCTTTGCCGCCAAACATGGCAGAAAGCTTGCTATAAGTCTCGGTCGCTTTACCAAGACCGACGTATTTTTTGCCGACGAAATCGAGGCTGTAAGAGGGGAGGTGCTCGTCGATCAGCGCCGCGGCAACCATGGTATCCCGCATGGCGGAGCCCATGATCGAAATACCAAGTTCGCGCAGGAAATGGGCATCAAATTTAAGATTATGACCGGCCACGCATCGAATCTTGGGGATCTCGCGACGCGCCCATGACAACACCTCGGGCTTCCGAAGGTCGAGACAGTCCGACTTGCCATCCGGCGTTGCATACACGAGCGCATAAGCACGATCCTTCCAGAATTGAAGTCCGGTCGTCTCGGTATCGAGCGCGACCACATCATATTTAGATAACTCTATCATACTATTGCTCGATTATACCAGTACTTGTAGCGGATTGTCCATATGTACCACGCGAAGCTCTCTCCGGGCTCGGGTGACACCAACGTACCATACCCGGTATTCATTGTCATCTAGCTTCCCGTAGACCCGGTCGGACATCCCGTTGAGCAGGACAACGTTATCCGCCTCGAGTCCTTTCGACGCATGGATAGTGGACAAAATATACGGCTTCGAGCAGTCGAGATCGACGTTACGAAAGTAATCATAAAAATAAGGTGGTATGCTTACCGCTTCGATCGCGTCCATCGATAACGCTTGTATCGGCGACACATCGCGCCGAAGGTGTTTGTTGTTAAACTTGTTGAATTCGCCGCGCTGCAGTTTACGGAGCTCGCGAATGGCGGTCGCGTAACGAGACTGGAAGAGACTCGAGCCGTTGTTCGCGATGTAAGGCAAATTCTGCTCAATCAACCACTTTTCAGCTTCGCTCTTCGTTGATTTGTCGCGACACAGAATCATCGACCCAAGCCCCGATTCCTCAATCGCAATATCCATGCGGCCGTACTTGAGAAGAACACCTTTATCAGCCCGCGGCCGATAGGTCTTTGGTACTCGGTCGCCGACGCGTGAAATGACAGACTGTGCCAATTCGTGAACGGTCGATGGGACTCGGTGCGACTGATCAAGGACTTTCGATTTCGCATTGTGTGCCTTCACAAATTTAGCCATGCCGTGCGGATCAGCGCCCGCCCAAGAGTGTACTGCTTGATCATCATCACCGGCAACATACACACGCTGCACAAGAGCAGTTAACTTCTCGATGATTCGCCATTGCAAGGGCGACAGATCCTGCGCCTCGTCTACAAACAACTCTTCATACGGGAAACCCATGTTGGTTGCGAGATAACGGGTAAGCATATCATTGAAGTCAACGACACCGAACGACTTCTTCCATGTCTCGTAACCATCGTTAAAATGCACGAACATGTCGTATGACGCTTCGTCCGGATGAAAGACCTCATATGTGTGGTTAGCATCCGTGCACGTGGCGGTCATGTATTGATTCATCTGCAACAACACGTCACCCACCGTTGGTGCTGCCATCTCTTCATCGCCTGACGAGAATTCGTAACCAATATACTCACCGAACTGTCGAAGCTTCGCATGATCAACGACTTCGACTCGAGTAAGGCCGAGTTCAGCAAATGCGAACGCGTGGATCGTCGATGAAGCGGAGCCGCAGCGGTTTCGAATTTCCTGCGCAGCCGACCGGGTGAACGCGAGGAACATGGGCTTCTTTGCTTGACCGGCAAGTTCCACCATCAAGCGCGTTTTACCGGTCCCCGGAGGGCCAAAAATTAATCTAACGTCCATAAGCTATAAAAAAAGGGGGGCCGGAGCCCCCCAAGCAGAGGTCTCTCTAGAAGCGTTCTTCAGCTGGCTGATCGTTCTCGTAACCGGTATCAACTTTCCGGTCACCAGAGTGAATAGCATCATACATCCGCTTGGCCGCGGACGCAATTCCTTGCGACACCCAAGGCCCGATTGTAGCACGAATGTTGTAAAATGTGCCTTTGTCGTTCTTCTCCTTGGTCGAATCCAAGTAAAAGATCGATGAGAATCGGGCGGCACCGCGCAGACGAATCATCGAATTGATCTGTCGATCAACCTTCAGCTTGGTGCTGGTCATCGGAATCACGATCTCAGAGCGAACGTTGCCCGCCTCATCGAGAATAAGACCGAAATTGGTCGCGGTCTCGACAATTTCCATCTGGTCAGCAGGGTCTTCGCCCGTCGCGATGGCTTGCTTGGCCTCGAGCTCGGTGCCATAACTGCCGCGGTAGCCGCCGCCCGCCGACCGCTTCTTGAATACAACGTATTCCTTCTTGCGATCAACGAACACAACGGGAACGGGTGACGCGTAGAGTTCGCGAGTGAGCGAATTGAAAAAGTCACCGGGCTTGATGCCCTCGATGTGCTTCGGGTCAGAATCATCAACCTCAGGCGAGAGCTGTTGAACGAGCCCAAGCCGCGGGATAACGATGTCCTCAACACCAACCGACTCGTTGCCAACCGAGCCGTACTGCTGCAGAAAATCCGGAACCTGTCCGGCTACGGCAAGTTCAGTCTGCCGCTGAACTGCTACTTCTTTCTTCGCCATTGATATAACTCCTTTTGGCCTATGTGTGAAACGCTAGAGCTGCCACCCTCTAACGTCAGTAAAATCGAGCGGTCGGCACGATCGTGACATTGACACAATCGACCGGGTACTCGTTGCCCTCTTTCATCGCTCGCGACACGAACGCCTTCAGTGTCGACGATGCGACGGATTCCTTGATGAGTGCCGATTCGCCATGATCCACGAGCCACTGGTGCAGTGCCTCCCGTTGTTCCTCACGCGACGAAACGAAGAACTCATCCTGAATGCGGATACCGCGACCAATATTGCTGAACTTTGCCGAGGTGATGTCTTTGTCTTCCATCAACTTCGGGATAACCGCACGACGCAACACATCATAGCGGTTCTGCAAATCGGCCTTCTTCTCAGTGATCTCATCAAGCTCTTTGTTCAGCTTGGCGAAGACCTCAACGGCATCTTCAAGGGCAAGATTCTCATATTCAGGGTATTTAATGTCCATTAGCTATATTCCTCTGATGTTAACCGGGACGTATTTGTTTGCCATATTATCCCATTTCAGCACGGTAAACGCACCGCGCTTCGCCAAGATCGCCATCGCCACTCCTATATTCAGCGGGTCGCCGACGATCAACAAATAATCTGCAGGGCCAAAGCTCTCGAGCTTGGACTTCATGAAATCAATATGCTTCTGCGGGTTCTCGAATTTCGGGTAGTTCACCAACGCCACAAATTCGATATCGCCGAAGTCGGTTGCTGGCACAAAGTTATGCTCTGTGCGCTGCACCACGAAGACCTTTGCCACATATCCTCCTATAACTCTATCTTTGGATTATAACACCGGGCGCGTCAGGACGCAAGCTTCCGTATTTCTTCCATCAGCCAATCGGCATAGTTACGGTTGTTCTTGAGTGCATCAAGCACCCGCGAATCTACCCAACCCCCGTCGATCAAGATATCAATATACAATACCGATTCGCTCGTCTGCCCGATGCGATGTGCGCGGTCCTCGCTCTGGATTCGATCATCGAGCATGAATGTGTTACTCAAATATACAACGGTTGATGCGGACACCAATGTGATGCCAATACCGCCAGCACTCTGTGTTCCGACAAAGAATCGCACATCAGGGTCGTTCATGAACCGCTGCCTTGAAAGTGTATTCTCCTCGGTAGTGTTTAAGCCGTAAAACGTCACAGTGGGCGCAACCTTCGACAAAGCTTCCGCTGCGAGCGTAACTTCGCGTTGGAACCGACACCACACAATCACTTTACCGTCGATCTCATCAACGACTTGAAGGAGCTCTTCAATCTTCGGGTTTTTGCCAGGGAAAGGCTCGGGATTCACTTGATTCTCGAGAATCATACCATCGACGACTTTCGCACCGGGAAAGAAACCCGATGAAATCTGCTGTAACCGTAAATCACGCACGAGCACGTTGGTGAACGATGCGATCGAGCCATCGTACTCGGTGTAGCCCTCTTTCTTGAGTTCGGTGTACGCGGTCTTTTGTGCAGGGTTCGGCTCTACGCGGCGCACTTGATATACTTTCGGCGGCAAATCAAGACACTCAGCCTTTGATGCGCGGAAGGTGTACGGACTGATAAGCTGCAAAAGCTCTTCCTCATTCTGCGCTCCGATAATTTGCTTTTGCTTATAACCACCCATCACACAGTATCGATTGCGAAACGCATAGAAACTCGAGCCTCCAATAATGTCCGGATCCATGAAAGTGTATTGTGAGTACAGATCCTGTGGCCCCTTGGTTATCGCGGTGCCGGTTGCGATTCTCCTGCGTTTGAAGGCACGACCAAGCTTGGTTATCGCCTTGGTGCGGTTAGCATCATGCGATTTAATGCGGCTCGATTCATCAACATACAATACGGGTCGCGTGATAAGTGCGAATTTCTCGGCGTATTTGTACGCATCGCCCTGCGAGAATGACTCTACCGGCATGATCGCCCACTTGACTCCGTCAGCGAAGGGCTCAGTCATCCACTTATCGAACGCCTTCTTTTGGCCAGAATCATAAACATGCACATCATACCCGATAGACGAGTGCTTCTCGATCTCCTCTCGCCAGTTCGATTTAATCGAATTCGGGCAAATAACCATCGCCGCGTTGCATTGGCCGTCAAGAAAATAGCACGCTGCGTCGTCAATCATCACCTTCGATTTACCGGTGCCGGGGTCCATAAGGAGCGCATAATTGTCCTGCGGGATGCAACGCAGGAGTGCTTCCATCTGATGATTAAGCGGTGCGGTTTTGAAGTTAAAAGTCAACGGTAATTTACCACGCTGAATATCAGACCGAGTCTCGATGAAATTCGACGCTTTCGTGGTGAATATTGCGCCGAACCGCTTGAAAAATTCGATATTGGTCTTGGTAGGCGGGCAAATCCAGAGCTTGCTCTCCTTATCGAATCTACGAGAAGGAATCGACCTAAGTACGCCAAGCATCGTCGGAGTTCCTGACACCATGAACGCTTTACCATTGAAATCCACGAATACCATTAGAAACGTTCCTCGATCTTGAGCGGTTGGAAATCAGTCGGTGCGAGATTGGCGGGTTTGTGCCAAAGGCGGATCACCTTTTTACCAACACGCGATTTCGAATAACCGCATCCGAGCCCACGAAGGATGACCCAGAGATCCGCACCTTTCGCCTCTTCCGACCGCTTCCTCTTCAAGAAGGAGATGAAATCAGTGGACCTGAACACCACCGTCGGCTGCTTCTCTTCGTTCTCGATAAGCACCGGAATGCCACGGAGAACATCCTCAATATTACCAAATTTCGGCTTATTGTCATCACTCAAACGCTCGCAGACTCGAGTAAATTCCTCGAGCATGCCGCCCACCACTGCCTTCGGCCCGACATCCTCAGGTGCGTCGATGCACTCCATCGTGTCCATTTTCTGCTTAAGCGTCGCTTGCCAGTCAATCTTCTTCATATCCGGGATCACGAGATCGGCATACGCGAAACAGGCGAGCTGGAAAGAGATGAAGTTAAACAGCACCGCATGATCAAGCACCATCTCGCGACCATTCACCTCGACAAGATACTTCGGCGGATCAGTCATGATCTTCTTGAGTCCACCGAACATGAAGTCGTGGAACATCGTCTTGTTGCCCTGCCCGATCCCGAACTTGCGGGTTTTGCAAAGCTCTTTGTCGCAAAGCGAACAAATCGGCTCCTCGTTGCACCGGTAGCCGTAGTCACCCTTGCCGACCGACGATACGATGGTCGAAATCTCCCGTCGCGGGAGTGGTTTGTAGACGATCGACTTGTCATAGTTGATCTGCATCAACGGTTCTTCAATATTGTTCGGGTCGACCTTCTTAAGATAAATGGCAATATTAAATAGTGCATTGTTGCGCGAGCCCGAAGTCACACCACCCTTGGTCAGGATGTGCTGGATGCAAGGTGGCGCATCCTGATGGTCGGTCCCGAAGGTCAAACTCATCATCCGATTCTTGTCGCACAACGATGCCTCGGCTCGGTCGAGGAATTCATCGAGGGTTAACTTTTGCCCGGAGGACCAAGCGAACCTTACCGTATCCCCAGCATTAAAATATGGCAAGTTAATCCAATTACCGACTTGCCCCTTCGAGAGCTTCTTCTGCTTCGGGAAGACCTCGACCCCAGGATATCCTATATTAGTAGCCCATTGCTTAAGAACGCCCTGCACGAGGGCCGCGGGAAGCCTCTCTGATAGGAAGAGGTAGAGGTGTGCACCCTGCGACTTGCTCTGACACACAATGAGCGGGTACCCGTATTCCTCGATCTTAAGTATCAACGGCTGGAGGGGGATAAATTGCCCATCCTCGTGAGCATCGATGTCGATGGCACCCCACTGCACCATGCTATCGTCGTCGATTGGCACCACACCAATACCGATATCCCCGTCTAGGTGGTCCCGGAAATTATCAAGGGTCGGTTTCTCCTTGACCGTTTCCATGTAGCCGGTTTTCTTCCAGACCCCTCGAACTCGGTCCAGACCCTTGTAGAGGGCAGCGAAACGCTCCACCTGAATATCAGTGACCATGTCAAACCTCGCTATAAACGATATGGGAAGGGTACCACGAAACCGTCCCGCGGTCAATTGTAGCGTTTGTAGCGGTTTTGTAGCATATATAGGTGCTACACACAAATTATATTTCTGATGCCGTTCCCGCCCGTACAAAAAAAGAGACAATAATATAGTGTAGCATTGTAGCGGGGGGATTACATATTCTTGTGTTACCCCTATATATTAATATTCGTAAATTACCCCTATAGTATATCCCCTTTTTTTACGCTACAGCGCCACAGAGGGGGGTATATATATTTTCTGATGCCGTTCCCGCCCGTGCGAGAGCACATATTAGTGTGTAGCATATATACCGCTACAAAAATGCTACAACCGCTACATTGTTTCGGGGGTGAAACGGCGAATTGTTCTTCTTATGCCGTCACGACCATCTTAACACAGTTCGAGGCCCGTGATAAGATCCCCCATGGGGTGGAAATCGTACCGACGGCACCCTCGGCAAGTCCGATTCTGGTGCCGCCAATGTCAAATCGAACATTTCGGTCGCTGTGACCCGATTCGTAAGAAGCGAGTCGAAGCCATCGGGAAGGCTCTCCTCGCCGCTCGGAAGAAGGACCCGCTACCGATATAGCATCTGCCGCTCTTCGCGGCTACGGCGGGCTTCCGCGCTCTCAGGAGCCGGTGGTGCGAGGCCAATCGTGCCGCCGACGATACCGGCTTGGGTGCCGCCGATCGTACCTTCGCGAAATCCTCGCTTCTGGGCAGCTTCCTCGAGCATTTTAACCACCGCGGCTACTTCCTTCGGCGACCCGGATTTGAGTAAATTGGCCAGCTCTTGGTAATATTCGTCGGGAACGCCCTTGCGAAGGAGCGATAGTACACCCTGTGCAATCGACCCGATGAAACCGCGGCTCGCCGTCTCAGCAGCGGCTTCCATTACGCCCGGTCGGTTTTCCAACGTCTCGCGCATCGCGGTGCGCTTCGCGGTCGGCGAACCCGCCAGAATCTGACCCGCGGATTTGAACAGTTCGAGTTCACGCTCGAGCGCCGTCATGAAGAAGTCGCGCTGGGCCGGTGTCTCGAAGACCGCCTCCAGCGACTTGCGGGTCGATGGTGACCCGATGATCCTCTTGGCCGCGTTGATGTCGGTAGCCGGATCCATGATCGTGTCGAACAGATTCCGGGCTACACCGGTGCGGAAAGCATTTAGCTCGCCCTTCGACATATCTTTGACGAATTTCTGCACCTGCTCAGGGTCGAGGTTCCTGAATTCGTCGCGGCCGAGCCGCAACGCTTCGAGCGTCTCGATGTCGCCTTTGTACTCGGCTCGAGCTGCTTTGTACTCCGGCACCAAATCGTCGAGACGTCGGATGTACTGCTCACGCAGCGCCTTGAGTGCGTTACCCTCGGCCGATTTACCGGCTTTGTACAGCTCGCCGATCTCAGCGTCGATGCCCTGCTTGATGTAGTCGAGCGTCCGGACGTCCGGCGTCGCCACCATTTGCCCGGTCTGCGGATCGTAGATCGGTCGCAGCACGAACTTCGACGGATCGCCCTGCGGATCGAGTTCCGCGGCGAGACGCTTCTTGTCCAGAATACCTTGTGCCTTGGTAAAGAACCGCTGGAATTCCGGCTCGAGCAACACGCGGTTGATTACAGGATCGTTGATGTCACCCACAGCATACGCGGCATCATACAGAGTGTCGGCATCCGATCGGAGGTCCTCGATCAGGCGACCCTCTTCCTTGTAGTAATCGCGGGCCTGTAGGCCACGGCGCACTTGTTTGGCAACCCGATCACGCGATCCGGCCTTTTGTGCCGCGATCTTCTCTTCGAGTTCGCGGGACGGCTTGCCGCCGCGCTGCACCACAGATTCTGCGAGTTGTACCGTACCCGGCGTAACGTTGGCGATCGCCGGAGGTACGCCGAGTTGAATATCCTGTCGGATCCGACTCGCGATCGCACGGGGGCTTTCATCATCGAGTGCAAGATTCAGCTTCTCGAGAGCCCACTGTTTCGCCTTGTTGGGTGACACGCCCGCCATGTCGAATACGCGGCTAGCGAGTTCACCAGTACCTTTGAGCACGAGCGGCGTTGCAGTACCGAATGCTGTACCGAAGAGGCCACCGCCAACAGCTCCGGCCGTTCGATCGCCCTCGGTGCTACCCGCGCCTGTGATCGCGCCTTGAACACCACCAGTTGTTGCGATTCGGCCGACGTTTTGCGCGGTCGTTCGCTGACCGGCCGTTTTGCCGAGACCGATCAGTCGCGACAGAGGGCCGAGCATGCGGCCAGTTGTCGTCGCGGCGCTAAGCTGACCACCCGGCGTCAGGAACGACGCTACCGCGGGGATTGCACCACCTGCGATTTCACCAATACCAGACACCCAAGGGCTTTCTTCCGAGAATGTGCCGTACTCGGACCGAATCTCGGTGAGTGCCTTCTCGTACTCCTCGTCGCCGAGCTTAGAGCGAAGCCACGCTTCAGCCTCGTCGCCCCAACCCATCGCCAAGCCCTGGCCAAGGATAGACCGGACGAGGTTCGTTGCTGTGTCGGCCATGTCTTACTCCTGCGTGGTGCGGTACCGGTAAGCACCGCCGCGGATCGCATTAATGCGCTCTTCGTCCTTTTTAATTCGAGAGTCGGCAAGCGACAAGGCTCGAGTGAGGATGCGCTCGCGCTCCTTTTTACTCTTCGACTCAATACCTTGCAACTCTTCAAGAACCTTACGTTCACCTTCGGTCGGTGCAGCACCGAACGTCGCTCGGAGGCTCGACAACAATTGCTGAGTAAGAATATTCTCAAGGTCGCGAGTGTTAATCACCTTCTCGCTATCCGGTGAGAAGCCTTCAGCCGAGAATCGAGCGAGAGTGTCAGCAATACTCGAATCGTAGGTGTACGGATTAAGCCGCAACGCCTCACCGAGAAGCATCTTCGATTCTTTCTTCGCGAACAGACTGTCCTCGGTTTCGGACAAGAGTCGAGTCTCGGCCGCACCCATCTCGGTGCCGGAACGTTCGTATTTAGCTTGAGCAAGCGCCGCGTTAGCGAGAGCCACGTTGAGACGAGCTTCTGCAGCGTCACCCTGCTTCTCGGCGATCGCCGCGACACGCTTGTGGAAGTCGGCCGTTCCCGGTGTGAGGCCCTCGTCCATCGCTTGCTTACCAGCGGGCGATTGCGCCTCTCTCGGCTTGAACGACTGCTCGGCCAGCTTCTGCAGGATATTGCCTCTCGTCGATTCCGCTTTCTCAGCGAGTTTCGTGTAGAGGTCGATATCCTGTCCCGCGGCTTCGATGTCGAGTTGCTGACCGGCACCCGCCGCCTTCAAAGCGTCAAGAGCTTGTTGGCGACGAGCAAGACGTTTCTCTTTCTCCATTTCGCCCGAGACTTCAGCTACGTTGCCAAGCGACTCGTAGAAATCACCGGTCTTGCCCGGAGTCAGAAGAGCTTGCGCCAACCGGAAGTAACGCTCAGACTGAGAAGGTTCGGCGTCAGCGATCTGTGCACTTCCGGCCAAAGTGCCTTTATAAGCTGCGAGGAGTTCGTTTCGCTTCTTCTGCGCTTCTTCTGCCTTCAACATGTAGTCATCGGCACCGAAGTACTTCGAGAAGAGCGACTCGATCTGGTCCGGACGCTCCTCCGCTTGAGGGGCCGCACCAATATCGAGCATAGAGTAGATGTTGTTAGCCATCAGGGACCCTTCCACGTCTTATACAAAGCGGTCGCGCCCGCGAGCCCGCCGAGAATCTTCGACAGATCAGACGGTTCGACCGGCTGATCGATCCTACTGGCAGTGCTGGTAGTGCCGGTGCTGCTTGCAGGGAAACCGCCGATAATACCGGCTTGGAATCCGAGCTGTTCGTACGGGTATTTGCGCTCTTCTTCGTACTGCTGGTATGCAAGGTCAAGCGCCCGCTGCCCGAGTTCACGTTCGGCACCACCGACTCCAGTTATCGCTGCTGCACCGCGCAACCCAAGAGTCTGAGCGGCTTCACCAAGCCCACCGTATTGCTGCGCGATAGCCCGCATGTTAGCGGCGTCTTGTGCCGCGGCTTCTGCCTGTGCCATCTGAGTCTGCAACGCCCGCTGCGCGTCTTGCCCAGTGAGCTGGCCTGTGGTCGCGCCAATTTCGGCCAGTCGAGCTGCATCTTGCGCGGTGAGACCACCAAGCGTCTGACCGATCTCAGCGAGACTGACACCACTTTGGAGCAATCGTTGCAAGTCGCTCGTGCTTAATTGGCCCATCGTTTGACCAGCTTCAAGGAGAGCACGTTGCTGTGCGCCACCGAGCTGGCCGACGGTACCCGCGAGCTGCGCTTGGCGGGCTTGCTCTTGACCGAAGATATCTGCTGCTTGACCATAACCCGCTTGCAGCGCCTTCGATTGTTCGGCCAACACGCCTTCCTGCACATCACGCAGAGCGCGTGCACCGAATTCACCCATCCGCGAACCGCCAAATTGCCCCGCTCGGATGAATTCTTCGCCGATCGCGGGGAGGAATTTCTCCTGCAGTTGGCGCACCCCGAGATCCGCGATCTGTCCGACCACGTTCTTCGTGTACGGGTTCATATACTGTTCGACCGCACCGGGGAAGGTTCGAGAGGCTTGACTCAAATATGGTTGAGCGGCCGAAAGCGGCGAGGCACCGACAGCTTGTCCGAGCATCGGCTGGGCCATACTGAGTGCGCTACCCTTACCCGCCATCTCGATTGGCGCGGCACCTTTCTGAAGGTAAGGCTGAGCTGCTCCCGCACCACTCATCCCGGCGGCTTGCGACAAATATGGCTGAGCACCGGCCATCCCAGAAGGACCACCGGTAATCATCCCCGCGGTTTTAATTCCCGCGGCTTCACCGAGTGCCCCGGTTGCGGCACCGAGATACGGTTCGAACGCTCCCGCGGAACCAACCGCAGCCCGCATGCCCGCTTGTTCGGTTGGAGTGAACCCGGCGATCCGTGGACCTTCGTAGGGGACGTATGGCTTGTTAGCAAGATTCTGCGCCCAAGACACTGTGTTATAAATAGCGTCCTGCATCCAAGGTGGCGTCTGCGTCGAGACGGTAGACGTGGTGGAACCGGGAGTGCCGGAAAGAAGGCTTGCCATGTTATACGCCTCTCAAATACTGGAGCGGAGACTTGGCGTTGGGGCTGATACCACCTTTCGCCAACTTCGAGCCCTTGTGCTTACGAATGCTTGATCGGAACTCGTCCATCTTACGTGCACCTTCCTTGGTCGAACCGTCGCCCAACAGTGCCAAAGTCTCCGCGTCGATGACATATTCGCCGTCGCTTAGCAATGCCGGTATTTTATCATCACGACCGGATCCAGGACCATCTACGTATCGTCCGAGACCACCGCGATTCATCTGCAAGTCCGGCTGGTATTCTGGCGGAGTCACCGGGGCGACCGGTTGCGGCACCCCCGCTTCAAGAGCACGGTTCTGGATCTTGTTCCAGTTGCGAGCGGTGTAGGTGTTCAAGTTCATACCGGCAGCGTCAGCTTCGGCCTTCACCTTTTCCCAGTCGATCCATTGACCAGCACCGGCGCTAGCGCGGGGATCGTATGGGGCAGCAACAGCCGGTGGTGCTTGCGTCTCGCTTGTGCCGCCTAATACCCCGAGACCCTTGATTAAATTCTCGAGCGTGCCATATTTTTTGAGTAGCTCCTTGAAAGGGTCTTCCTCAACACCGACTGGTTTGTAATCTTTGAGGATATCAGCCGGATCGACCACGATCGGAGTCGGTGGCGGAATGTTGAGATCTTCATCAGGTAGTTCTCTTTCCGTCTCCACCTTAAACTCTTCGATACCGTCTGTCACAGGTTCGGGAGTCTCCACATCGAAACGATTGGTCAGCACCTGCGTCAAAGGGTCAGTGAGGTCAAGGTTATCTGTGGAAACTTCGATTTCTGCCATCCCCGTTTCCGGATCGATTGGAGCAGGTTCGAACTGATCCATAACCGTCTGAATGACAGCATCACTTGCGTCTGAAACCTCGAGCTCATCCGGCGATGTCGAGACTTTCACCTCTTCAAGATCAGGTTGAGTAACTTCCGGTGTGTATTGATCAATCAACGATTGGATGAACGGGTCGGAGAAGTCCAATTGATCCGCTTCCGTGGAGACTTTGATCTCTTCAACGGGTTCCTCAACAACTTCCGTTTGTTCGGTGACCGCCGGTTCTTCAACACCTTGGTCAGATGCGAGTTTGTAGCCGGTATATGCGCCAGTCTCGAGACCAGCACCGAAATCGGGTGCAGTGGTCTCAACGGTGAATTCACCCGCGATCTCGTCCTCCGGTCCGACCTGTTCGGGTGCCGGTTGGTCTGGTGACACAGCCGCTTGAGCACCGGCCAAAGCGCCAACATTAGCCAAGCCAGCTGCGGCCGCACTCGGTGCAAATGTCGTAACAGCGAATTCCTCAAGACCTTGGGATACGCTGCTCGCGATATTGGCCGCTGCCGTCGGGCTAACCGCCGACACGTCGCCGCCGGGGATATCCTTGACGGCGTCCATTAGGCGACTATCTTGCAGCTTCTGCGCTACCGAGCTAATGACTTTGTCGCTGACAAATGTGAGGCCCGCGGCCATTGCAGCGGATTTAAGTATATCACCCAAATCACCGCCCTTTGCGCCGGTGACGCCGCCCGAAATGATGGCGTTACCGATCATCTTCGCAGTCACCGGACTTACAGAACCAACACCGAGCTGCGCGGCGACCGTTTTACCGATGGTCTGAGGTATGCTAAGTACGTTAGTAGCCGCAGTCTTCAAGCCGGTCAAGAAACCGCCGCCGGTGCTTGCCGCGCCCGCTGCCGTACTACCCGCAGCACCGGCACCGGCACCGGCACCGGCACCAGCTCCTGCACCAGCGAACACGGGCGCAAGGCCCGCTGCAAACATGGCCACAGCAGCAACCTTAGCGAGGTTCTCTACAGTCTTATCATCTTTTCGTTTAAATGCACGAGTCGGATCAGGGTAGCCCGACTCCATCAATGTGCCTTGACCGTATGGGTCCATACTTTCAAGTACGCCAATATCCGGTTTAAAATCGAACTTGCCGCCCGCGTAATCCTTCGGAACAGCAGCGAAGAAGTCGCGCATCTCTTGCTGGTTAAACGCCGGACGCAGCTCTTGAAGAGTCTTAGTGTCCATTAGCTTGTCAACGACGTTGTTCTGTTTAGCGAAGTCGAACGCTTCTTTGAATTGATTGGCCTTCAGCATATCGCTCAAAGGCTTCATCACAGAATATTCAGATTCTACCTTGGCAAGCGCACCAACATCACGTTCAGACTTAGCGGCAATAGCTTCTGCTATCCCCGGTTCACCGGCAAGCACATCAAAACCCGACTTAAAAATCCCTTGAGTCGGATCTTTGGCCGCTTTCTTAAAAGCCTCTAAAGCGCCTTCTTCGTAGAAAGATCCCGCACTACCAAGTCCTGCGCGAGTATCTGCGCGAAAGGTTGACGGAGCGCCCCCGCCAAACGCTGCATCACCCACTTGAAAGTTCATCGCGCTAAGTGCGGATGGGTCTATCAACGACATCAATGCCATCATTTTCTGACCGGCCTCGAAGTCCATTGACGACGACTCTTGAGGCTCCGTCAGCTTCTCCTCTTCGCCCGTCGGCATGATACCGTACCGGTCGGCTAATTCGCCGATCTGAACTGCGGGTAACGTGCGCAGGAAGTTGTCTTCGCCAGTGATCGACTCTACTTCGCCGCCGTTCGCGAAACCACGTATTGCTTGCGCAGCAGTCGGAATCGGATTGTCAAGGAAGTAATTCATGGCTCACCTAATCCAAAACTTGGTAGAAACGAGAAGCCCAATCACGCCAATTGTCATACTGGTACGGCGACGGCGGATTTTGTTGAGAAATGCCATTGATCCCAATGATGCCCGCAGCCCAATTCTGCCATTCGGTTTCTTTCTCCAAACGCGCAATCGGACCATATTTCTCAAGATCAAATACCGTAAAATCTGCCCAATCTTTCAACTTGTGATAGCGTGGGTCCGTCAAAAGGCTCATGGGTTGCCCCCGAGCACTGTTCCTGTCGCCGGTTCAACATGCGCGATCACTTGCCCCATCTGGTAACTGCCACCGAGAGTGTTGCTTTCGAACCGAAAGCGCATCTCGCGCCGAATTTCGCGGAAATATACAAGCTGTTGCTGGCGCTCGGTTGGTGTAGCATAAATGATTTGCGGATCGCCTGTCACTTCTGCCGATTTAGCATTAGCGCGACCGGTGATTTGTACTGTCATGTTGCCCACTTGCACGAAGTCGGGTTCGATGTACTCTACACGCAGTGCCATATTTTGCGGCTGCTCTCCGGAGAGCAATGACATATCTGCCGTTTCGAAAAATGACTGCACCGGGCGAATTTGATCGCCATTGATTTCATCTGTGCCGTATTCGTGTTGCCACACCACATAACCCTTGGGGTCGTTGATGATGCGCGGATTGCCGTCCTCCGTAATGCGAAGTTCGGTGTTCTGAACGCCACGAAATTGCGTGGTCTCCGTATCAATAACACCAATCACGAGCGGCGAATTAAACACCTGTGCATACTGACCTGCAGAGCGCCCGCTGTTGGGCAACACCGTGTCGTACCAAGTCTCCTCACGCACGTTGTAAATCACCGCATGCGTGCACTCAGTCGCACTTCCACGCGGGTAACACCACCAGATTTCGCCCCAACGTGGCACCTTGAACGCAAAGACTTTCTGACGTTGCGCGTAGTTCAGGTTGTCGTAGAACCAGTTCAAGTTGAGCTGATTCGGCACTTCGCGCACAACACCGTTAAACATCAAGAAGCGGTCGACACCGCACCAGAAGTACAAACCATCGTACTCAATCACACTCTTCCCAGAGAGAATGCTTGACTGCGAGGTAATGGTGTCGAAATTAAATACCGCTGCCCCGCCCACATAACTGGCGCGTACTACCGAATCCAATGACCAAAAGAGTCCAGACGGCGCATTACCAGCACCCGCACGAAGCGGCAGTCCCTTAACGATCTTTTGGCTTGTGACCCGAGCGTTACCCGCATCGCCGCCTGTCCAATCGTCCGTATATCCCGCACGACTCCACTGCACAAAACCGTCCGAGCCATACGCAAACACATACGGAGCCAACGCAACAATGCCGCCAGAAACCGTAACGTCTGATTCCAGACTAAGCGGCGCAGTACCATTGTCAAAGCCGCGATAGAGCGCACCATTAGCGTCAGACGATATGTCTTCGATGTCATACGCTACATGCGCCAAGATTTCATTTTGGTTGGTCGTGGTGTTAAAAGCTACATCAAAGACCCAGTTGGCATTAGCATTACTCACATACGCCGGATCTGTGCGATTTGTGACGATACTGCTCAAACCGTTTTGGTTTAACCTAAATCGGAACACCCCATCTTTGGTGCCAATATGAACGTACACAAATCCACTGTGATTGTGGATATGCATGCCACGCGCAATACCATCCAACCGATCTTGCAGCGCACGATAACCGCCCATCTTTCTCGGCAACCCGCGCTGAAACCGACACCATTGGCCGTCAACGTAAAAGTTGCCTTCAAACTTCGTGCCGTCCCGCTTGATTCCGGGTTGCGAACGAATAACGACCGGTTGCAAAGGCATCAGTAAGTGCCACCCTGAATCGGGTCGAGACCCAACGCAATTTGTGCCGCTGTCGTATTCGCTGCCGTAAAGACCGCATCACCAATAGCTGTAGCACCTAAATTCGTTCTTGCACCTGAAGCTGTCGTTGCTCCCGTACCGCCTTGAGCCACCGTCACCGGAATCGCAATCGTTGCTGTGTCGGCATCCACGACATTGGTGCCGTCGCAATACAGGATAGCGCGAGCACCCTGAGCCACCGTAACTGCGGGAGACTGGGCAGCGGTCTTAATCCCAAGCGTGTACGACCCGCTAGTTTGGTTGCTGACCCAATACTGCTGAGCTGTCGTCGGGACAATAACGTCGCGGTTGCCGGTGAGCGTGCCGGTGAAAATGTAAGCCGTCCGGTTAAGTTCGGCCGTCGATAGTGTGTAGTCGCCGCTACCCGCGATATCGATCTGCAACACGCTGAAGGCATAAACCGCAGACTGGCCAAAACCAATCGTCCAGAATTCGACACCATCTGTAACGATGATGCACGAATCACCCGGCGAAAGCGTTAGCGTGCTCGAGCCGTTAATGTTCTCAGAGCTGTTCGGGTCAATCGTCAAATCGCCCGTGCCGCCATTACGCACTTGCAAGAACCAATCGTTCCCCAGCGATGGCGCAGACGAAAGGAAAAGTGTGCCTGCACCACCTGTCCAAATGTACGCCTTAGAGCGATCACTGGTGCCCGCCGTGTAATTCGTGCTGAAAGACGCTACTTCGATCGACTGGTTCAGTGTCGTGGCAATCGCTTTAAGGCCAAGTCCTGCCAGCGAAGATGCATTCGTAGCCGAAGCGGAAGCGCCATATTGGAATGAACGCCACGTACCCGCAGCCGTGCTGTTGCTCGTCAAATAAATCTGAAAAGTCGTACCGGACTGCGGAGCACAAATTTGCGACCCGGTGTTAGTCTTGACCGTGAACGTGTTAGAGCCAACGTTGTTAAAAAGCACCGTCTGACCGGTACCCGCTTCGGTGGCATCCGGCATTGTGATGACCAGACTCGTCGTGGTCGGATTAACGTCCATAATGGACGCCACAACGTCGGTGGTCGGCGCAGTCTCGAGCGGCCAACTCAGCGCTTGGTCAACAGTCAGTGAGACGTATCTGTATTGTACGTCACTGGGGTAAATATTGGTGCCACCGAAAGTGTTCGTGTAGGTCGTCATCGTTTAGGCCTCTTGGCGAGTGGCGGCACGATCGAGAATCTTCTGCAGGTCTTCCCCATTAAGAGCCGACAGCGCCCGGTCGTAGTAGGACTGCCACAATTGTACCCTCTGATCGTCCTTCACAAAAGGGGTCGCCTCTACCAACGACCCATAAAGCAGGACATTGGGGGCGAATTCCGACAACCAGTTAGTCTGGTTGGTGTCATCCAATAGCGGCGGCAGCTCGTAATAAAGAATCTCCATCGGGTAAGCAGCATCCGGTGTCGGAGTGAATATCCAATGTTTGTAGTCATAGTCAGCGTAGAACTCCGGTTGGCCGGTTTCGGTTTCATTCGGCCAATAGCTTCGAACGTATTCGTAAGCTCTAGAAAAAACGGGAGTATGAGTATTATTATTGTTCCCGGTGCCGATGTTGATGCTGATTGTGTCGCGCCAGCGGTCGGGTTTCGCATAGACCGCGAGGTTGGCTTGCATCGTTGTGTTCACCACAGTCTGGAACCCCTGGATTTTCAACTCTCGAGAAATCCGGCGCTCGGCCAACGTAATAAGTCGGGGGATCTGCTCGTATACAATAGGGTCCGTGATACCACCCCTTTCAAGGTAGTTACGGATATCAGACTGCAGACTGGTGAATGTCATCGCTGCGGGCATTATTTGATCCCCAATAGATACAGTGTGCGTTCGTCATTTCGGCGTTTAACTAGACCCGGCAACACACGCCCCCCAGCCTTCGTCCATTTGAGGAACTCGTCTGCTGCGTCTTCCAGTTCGCCCCGGTTTGTCTTCATCCGGAGAGAAGATCTCTGAAGATTCCCCAGTCCCACGTTGAAGGCAAAAGATACGAGAGAATCAAAGAGTCCTTGGCGACCAGAAGCAGCAGGGCAAAGTCGAAGAACACCACGCTCAAACCGGCCAAGGTCTTGAGCAAGAATAGTATCCACCTCTCCCATCGTAAGGACGCGATCCCAGCCTTCGGGTATCGGTAGATTCTTGCGCTCCTCATACTTCACCGCGATATGAGCCGGGTCAATGACATGGCCCACGCCCACCGTCCACAAAAGCGCCGGACAGCGGTAAGGTTTAGTCCTCACCCCTTCATGGTGCTTGATCATTTGGATAGTGGCGGGGCTGACTTTCACTTCTTGCCGAAAGCCTGTGTCCCGAACCAAAACGCTATGATTGAAGACAGGATCAACATCTCGTCCTCAGAGAATACGTTTTCCAGCGCAACCGCAAACGGTACGCCTTGGTTCCACGCGTACCACATACCAGCGATGTTGATAATGACTAGCTCTAACACAAAAATGTACGTCACCACCGGGCGCACCGAGGCACGCAGGTTAATCATCCATTGGCTTGCGCCTTTGCCGATCTCTACGTCGTGGCTGTAAAGGGCTTGGCGTTCCTCGGCAGCAGTCTGCGTCTGAATTTGCTCTAGTTTGATTTCCTCTACGCGTGCTTGTGCGATAAAGCCGCGTTCAGCGAGGGCTAGTTCCCGCTCCTTCTGTGCGGCGACCAACGCTAGTTCGTGTTTCTTGTCCTGCCGATCTTGGAAGATTTGCAGAATCTTGGGCAGGCCACCGGCCAAGAACGATAGAAACGTGCTAACCATTGTCATCATTTCGAAGCCCTCACGACGTCATCGCCTTTGGTCACGGTTACGTGGTCGCCTTCTACGTCCACGCGCATCGGCTGCTCCTTGCGGTCAAGCCGGTCGAGCTTCGCAATCAGCTCTTTGATAACCGCAAACTCAGGCTTCTCTTCCTTCTCAACCGTTCCGGCGATGCCGTTGAGCATGGAAATGAGCGCAGTCAGCGAAGCGCCGAGTAGCCCCATCACAGCGGCGATTTTGTCATTATCAAGGAACAGACTAGAGACGACACCAATCACCACGATAGCCGTGATGTACTTGAGGCCGTCCTTGCCGATAGCCTTGCCTGCTACGGTCTTAGCCGATGCTTTAGCCTCAAGCCGATTCAACTCAGCCTGAACCTGCGCCTTGAACAGCTCAATGTCTACTGGTTCGCTCATTTGTCTTGCTTGCTCTCAAGTCGGTCAAAGATAAGTCGCAGCATGGATTTGATCTCGTCAATATCGCGCTGGTAGTGGTTCTGCGTCACGTAAGTCAGCGGCATGTTTCTGACATCTTGATCCAGCTTTTCAATAGAACGAGAAATGTTGTTCAAGATCCAGCCGCCGAATACTCCGGCAATACCTACGACAATATTGAAGAGAACCTGCATTTCCATCGTCATCACCCAGCAGCGCCAGTCACAGAATCCGAAGTCACAAAGTCAATTACTAGGCTGATTGAATCAGACCCGGAGGCTACGAAAGTAATCGGCTCCGATCCAACCACCGTCGAGATGGAGTCAGAGTCGGTAATGACCAGCGAGAAGTCAGGGGTCACGACCTCCGCCGTCTGCGGATACTCGCACTCCACCCATGCCATTTCACCGTGGTTCCAGTTCCATTGAAAGCCGGGGCGATCCTCGGGCTTTGGGTCACGCACGACCCACTCGGCGTTTACCCACGCAACCTGCTTACCCTCTGGTGCTTCCGGCTTGGCGGGAACCTCGTACCAACCCTTGTTGTTGTCGATCTGCTCGACGGGGTAGTGGCCTTTGAAACTATACAGAGCCATAAGTCACCTTACAGAGTCAGGAACGCCGTAGTCGGCGGGGTGAAGTTGCTGGTGTAACGGGCGATGCCTTTGGTGATGCGGAGGTCGTCGATGTAGCCGTTGAAGAAAAATGCAGCCAATCCACCGCCAACGCCAATTACAGGTCTATTTGCAACTGCCAAATAGTTTGTTGAATCAGAATACGTAGACCCGTCTTGAACTCCATTTACAAATAATCTTGTATTTCCAGCATAACGAGAAACAGCAACGTGATACCAAGTATTTGCCGCAATACTAGTTGTTCCAGTTATTCGATATATGTTGTTATTTAGAAAGACAAACACATTTGTGGAGTCTCTGTATATAGTCGCATAATCTCCATTTATTCCTGCTGGTCTTCCATCGTAAACAATCTGTGTTGATCCAGTTGTATTGCAATAAATCCAGAATTCGATTGTGAAGTCGCCAGTACCAAATCCATAAAGATTACTTGTTGCGGGGTTTGATAAAAGGTAATCCCCCGTCCCATCGAAATACATCGACGACCCGCCGAACTTGCTCTGCGCTGTGCTGATCTGCGCGTTGCCCACCGTCTCAAGGTCGTTCTTGGACGTAGCGTCGTAGATGCCTGCGTTGGTGAAGTTGGCGAGCAGTTGGGTGTTGGTGATGGCAGTTGGAGGTGCAGTCGGGACTGTAATGGTTGAGTTGTTCGCTCCATACACATCGGACGTAACCATCCGAACACCAGCCATATATCCAAAACCAGCGTAAGACGATGCGTAACTAATGTAACCAATGTAAGTGGAGCGAGTTGTTGGAACGCCCCATGTTGGCGTGCCGGTGTCTGAATCTGCCGATACACCATCAATCCATAACCGAGTTGTAGTTCCGTTATTGCCTATCGCAACGTGATGCCAAGCATTTGTTGCAATCCCAGATGTTGCAGTAGAAAGGGTGTCAAAACTGCCAGCACCGTTTGCCCATTGAACATAGAACACCGTGGAAGTGGAATAGATTTGGAAAGCAACGCCGTTAGAAGTGCTGAAACTTCCTGCGCCGCCGCCCTGCGACAAGAACACGCGGTCGCCCCAAGAGGGCATATAAAACCAAAACTCAATCGTAAAGTTTGTGGTCAGCGTCGGGTTGCCGGAAAGCGTCAGATAATCCCCGCTCCCATCAAAATACCCACTCCCGCCATACGTCGCCGCACTCCACGCTGCCGTGGGGTTGAACGGGCTGAAGGCTTGGACAGACACATCACCGTTGCGCGTGATGGCAAAGGCGTTGGTGCTGTTGTCAATGAAGCGGTTGCTCTGACAGGTCAGCAACGAGGTGTTGGTGATGGCTGTGAGCGGAGCAGTTGGAGGCGTGAAGTTGGCCGTATAGACAGCGGTGCCTTTGACAACGCGAACATTGGACATATATCCAGTCAAAAATGTGTTGGCAGTTCCAGCACTGCTTCCAAGTGAAACTGCGGTAGTAGTTGTTACCAATGCAGTTGTCGATACATTGCTTGTGCTGCCGAGAACACCATTAACAAATGCGCGAAGATTAGAGCCTGAGCGACTTACCGCAACATGATTCCACGCATTAGCTGTCATTGTGCCAGCAGATGCGCCGGTTACTAACCCCCATGTCGTTCCGTCAGAAGAACAATAAATTAACACTCCATAGCCGCCAACACTTTGGCCGATAGCAATTCCGCTATAACCGCTACCGTTTGGTTTAGCGTATAACAACGTCAGACTTGATTGCCCAACTGCTGTTGGATACACCCACATTTCAATAGTAAAGTCGCCGCTACCAAAATCAAACGCCGTATTATCCGGCGCAGTCAAGTAATCCCCGCTCCCATCAAAATAGTTCCCCCACCCCGTCTGCGAGAAGGGCGAGAACGTACCCTGCGTCGTGTTGCCGTTGCGGGTGATCGTGAAGTTGTTGGTGCTGCTATCAAGGAACGTGTTGTTCTGCGCTCCGTTTGTCCCGTTACCCGGCAGAAGCAGCGTGGTGTAGTCGAAGTACGGATCGGCAGTCAGCGTGACCGTGCCGCCAATGTTGGGGAACTCTGCCGTTGGGGGCGTGAAGTTGTAGGGGTAGCGGGCTACGCCCTTGGAAATACGAAGGTCGTCGATGTAGCCAAAAAACATATCATTAGTAACGGCAAACCCACTCGTACCAATGACCGGACGAGCCGTGCTGTTTAGATATGCATTTGTATCTGCGTAAGTGCTACCAACTTGAGTGCCGTTCACAAACATTTTGGTTTGTGATGCTACTCGGCATACCGCGATGTGATACCAAGTGTTAGTCGAAAGGCTCGGCCCGGTAATACGATCCGCACTGTTTACGTAGTACGATAAAACCGCACCGTTGCAATAAATGACCGGATACAGTCCTTGAGTAGATGTAGGACGACTGTCGTAAATAATTCGATTTGCACCGGCAAGGGCGGTCGGGTATATCCACATCTCAATGGTGAAATCGCCAGTACCGAACGTCATTAACTGCGTAGACGGCGCGTCAGGAACGAGATAATCCCCCGTCCCATCAAACGCAATCGACCCCGTGCCGTACTTCTTTACGCTGGTGCTGATTTGGGCATTGCCCACAGTCTCGTAGTCGGCAACAGCAGCGTTGTCGAAGATGGCTCCGTTGGTGAAGTTGAGCAGGAGCGACCCGCCTGTTACCGGCGAAGTTGGTGGCGTAAATGCAGATGAATAGACGATGCTGTTAGAGATACGAAAATTGCTTAAATAACCGCTAAGAGGAGATGATCCCCCTGTATTTGCAGCCACAGTCATTGCGTTCGTCGCATTGCTGCCAGATGGTGTTTTACCTGTTTTATTTCCTGTTCCAGACGCAACGCCATTTATGTAAAATTTAGCATTGTTACTAGATAGTGATTGGTCATACGTAACAGCAATGTGCGTCCATTGATTAGTCGGTACTGTTCCGCTGGACTGTACATAAATTACTGCCTCTGAAATTCCTGTTACTCCTCTAGTAATGAGTAACGAAATTGCAGAACTTTCAATAGCTATCCAAGCACCGATTTGTGTTGTTGTTCCGCTAGTATTATCTAAAAAAACTTCATTTGACGATGATGTTCTATACACCCAACACTCAAACGTCCACAGCGCCGTACTGTTGTGCATGAAATTGAAACTGCTCGTCGTTCCAATCCCCGACAAGTAATCCCCGCTCCCATCAAAGTACCCGCTGCCACCGATGCTGCTGGTTGAGTACGCCGTGGTCGGGTTGAAGGGAGAGAAGGGCTGGACGGAGACATCGCCGTTAACCGTAATGGCAAAGGCGTTGGTTGAGGCGTCCAAGAACCGATTGGCTTGGCAGGTCAGCAGCGACGTATTGGTGATCGCGGTGAGCGGGGTTGTTGGAGGCGTGAAGTTGGCCGTATAGACAGCGGTGCCTTTGACGACCCGAACATTGGACATGTAACCGGTAAAATCTTGCCCCCCGCCGTCAAGATTTTGTCCAAGTACAAAAGAAGAACTGTTAGAAAGAGACTGTGTAATGCTGGAGTTGCTGCCAATTAACAGTCCGTTTACAAAAAAGCGTAGCGTGCTGCTCTCTCTTGTAATTGCAATATGCGTCCACGAGTTTCGTTGCCAAGTATATGTGTGGTCATAAAAGGACGAAAGACTGCCGCTATTTCCAGTATAAAGCCGCAAAGTAGATGGGCTCAAAATTTGTACGATGTAGGCATAATTCCCAGAAGCCCACTTTGCAATCATCGCAACAGCATTGCTGCCGGGGAATCCGGTTATGTATACCCATCCCTCAAGCGTAAAATCTCCGGTTCCAAGATTAAGAGCCGCGTTATCCGCTAGGCTCAAGTAATCCCCGCTCCCATCAAAATAGTTCCCCCACCCCGTCTGACTAAACGGGCTAAAAGAGCCTTGTGTGGTATTCCCGTTGCGCGTGATGGAGAAGTTGTTGCTGGACGAGTCCAAGAACGTATTGTTCTGGCCGCCATTGGTGCCATCGCCGTGCAGCAGCGAGGTGACGGAGTAGAAGTAGGGATCGACGGCAGGAACCGTCGGAACTCCACCAAGCAAAAGCTGCTGACTACCGCTCATTAGCTGACATTCCCCGTAAGGACACAGAGTGACGGATTTACAAACAGGATCGTCGTAATACCACGAGTCGCCAATGTCACCGATGCTTTGTCGGTATCCGTCCCGCCGATGTACGCGGTCGTGATGGTCAGGCTGATCGTAGCGTTGTTAGCTGTGTTGTTGAAGATCGACACCGCGTTACCGGCAGCGAAGATGTCATTTGGCACAACAATCGCGCCGCTCGCGCCAATGGTTACAAACTCGCCAATGTCCGTAATCGCCAGCGTGTAAGCGGAAGTTTTATCCGCCCCGGCAGAAGGTATGTTACGGACGTTACCAACGCCATCCAGAATCGTCGTGATGGTTGCGCTTGTACCGGTTAGCGTCGTGATGTTGGCGCTGGTTGATCCAAGCGTCGTGACCGTTGCGCTTGTTGCGTTTAGCGTCGTAATCGTCGCCGTCGTAGCCGTCAGGATATTGATCGAAGCATTGTTTGCAATCGACAAGCTAGAAGGATTCGTACCCAGTTCCACCACAGCACTGCTGCTGTTCATGGTGTACATGCGACGATCTGCGGTATTGACCGCTACTTCTGCACCCCCAGCCAGATTAGTCAGGTTAGCGGTAGTCGGAACCGCACTCGGGGTGTCGCTTTTCTTTAAGAGAATCGTGGGCATTAGTAGGTGCCTCCGCTAATAGTTCCCGTGGAATTGGTCAGGTTCACGAGAACACTGCTCCCAATTGACCCGCCAGTTATTGAAACACTGTTCGCATCTTGGGTCGCCATTGTACCCAAACCCAAAGCTGTTCTGGCATCCGCTTGTGTCGATGCGCCAGTACCGCCGTTGGTAATGGCCAGCGTGCCAGCCATCGTAATCGTGCCGGAGCTTGTGACCGGACCGCCGCTGAAAGTAAGGCCGGTGCTTCCGCCAGCCACATCAACGCTAGACACCGTACCGCTGAAGCTTTGAACCGCTCCGACCGTAAAGCTTGGGTAGGTTCCGGTGACATTGATGATGCCGCTGCCAGAGATAATGACCGTTTGGTCCGGAGCCGTATTGGCGAGCGTGATCGACCCAGTGGCATTGGTGACCGAAACTCCAGTGCCCGCCGTGATAGCAGCCAGACTAAAGTTTGAGCCGTTACCAATCAGCAACTGGCCATTGGTTGGAGCAGACGACTGACCGGTACCGCCATTGAGCACGCTAACTGGCGTATCCAGCGAGAACGTCGTCGCCGTCAGACTCAGGCCATTGCCAGCTGTGTAAACTTGGGAACTGCTAAACTCGGCGAATGTGATCGCAGTCGACCCAAAGTCAATTACACCGCTGTTATTATTGACCCAAGCAACACCCTTGTTAGTGGTACCGCTGGTCGTGAAAAAGTAACTGCCTGAGTCTAGCCCGAACGCGGATTGCTCGATGTAAGTGTCCGCGTCTGAGGAGCGGGTCATTACGTATTGAGCGCCCGCACTACCCGCATTGGTGACGACATACACGCCATTGCCAACCGGGTTAGAGCAGTCCTGAATCAGCACGCGGATCGTGGCCGAGGCTACTGTGCCGTCGATGACCAGCGTACCGTTCGCGATCGCGGTCAGCGTGGCGCTAACGCCGACTCCTGCGCCACCCGGCTGATTGTACGTATCGGTACGCGACGATCCCGGTGAAGTGGACAGGACCACCGCTTCGTGGTAGTGAAGACCCGTGCTAGCGATGTTATCGACGTATTGCTTGTTCGCAGCATCGGTGCCGGTATTTGGCGTATCAACATTACCAATAACGCCGGATGCATTGACTGTTATGACCGAGTTCTTCAGCAGCTTGCCGGTACCGCCGTCAAACAGCGAGATAGTGCCGCTCGTCGCTCCGGCTGGACCCACAACGTCGCCGGTGGCTGCGATGGTGATCGACCCGGTGCTGTTGGTGATCGTTACGTTCGATCCCGCAGTCAGAACCGATTTCGTATAATCGGTACCATTACCAATCAGCAGTTGACCATTGGTAGGCGTCCCACCCAGCCCCGTACCGCCCGCGCTGATCGCCAGCGTACCGCCAAGCGTTAACGTGCCCGCAGCCGTAATCGGGCCACCAGACACCGTTAACCCCGTCGTGCCCCCCGAGCCACCAACACTCGTGACCGTACCGGCACCAGTGATCGTGAGCCACGTCGGGGCTCCGGTGCCATTCGACGAAAGCACCTGCCCCGGAGTACCTACTCCCGTCAGATAAAGACCGTCCGCGCCACTCCAAACGACCGCGCCCTCATCGGGGACGATACTCCTGGCCGTGCCGCCGCTACTAAGACCAAGAAGCCCATCGACTTGATCGTCGTCCGCGAGATCAAGTCGATG